GATCCAACCAGATCTGGCCGCCTGCAAGTGTTTATTGAAGCGTTTACCGACGGCGGCGAAGCAGCAGAAAATGATGATACCAAATGGACCACAGTAAGTTACATGCAGCAGTTTGGTGGGTACACACCTGCTAGTGTCAGCAGCGGTACCAACAGTGAAATTGGCACGTATCCTGGAAATCAAAACAGCTATGGCATGTGGTTTACACCTCCGGATCTTGGCGTTAGAGTCCTGTGTATCTTTGTCAATGGTGATCGCTCACAGGGTTATTATATTGGTACGGTGCCGGAACAAGGACTTGGTAGTATGTTGCCTGGCGTGGCCTCTGCGTCGACCTACGATATAGGCAAAAATGAAAATCAACAAAAATATTTTGCTGCTGCAACTAGATTACCAGTCACTGAAATCAACACTGACAATGAGGCAGTGTTCAATGATCCGCAGTTTTTTAATCAACGCAAACCAGTACACAGTTATGTTGCTGGCGCATTGTTCCAACAAGGATTGATTGAGGACATTGAACGTGGCACCATACGCAGTTCAAGCCAGCGGGAAACTCCCAGCGCAGTTTACGGTGTAAGCACTCCTGGCATGCCAATTTATCAAGGCGGCCTAAAGCCCAATGATATTCGTAAAAAGATCAATGACGGCACAATCAAACCAAACCAAGCACAGGTGATTGGTCGTATTGGCGGACACAGTTTGGTAATGGATGACGGTGACCTTGAAGGTGACAATGCACTGTTCCGATTACGAACATCAAAAGGTCATCAAATTACCATGAGTGATACTGGAAACTTTTTCTATATCACACATGCCAATGGACAAACTTGGTTGGAATTTGGCCTCGAAGGCACAGTTGATGTGTATGCCACCAACAGTGTAAACATCAGAACCAAAGGCGATATCAACTTGCATGCTGATCGAGATATCAGTATGTTTGCTGGCCGAAACATCAAAATGAAAAGCAACGAAGCTATTCATGCAGAAGCAACCACTAGCATGACGTTGACATCACAAGGTGAGTTTACTGCCTACAGCAAAAGCACAATTGGTGTCAAAGCTGACGGAGTATTGACCATCAACAGCAGTAGTGGATCATGGGGGTCAGGGTCAGCTCTGACACTACAAGCTGGTGCCATTGATTTGAACGGACCTGCTGCTGGAAAAGTTGCCTCACCTAATCCAATAACAAAAACACTGATGGATGACACTGAATTTGATACCAGCCTGGGATGGATAATCAAACCAGATGGTCTAGAAAGTATTGTTAATCGAGCACCCACCCACGAACCGTATCCGTATCACAACAAAGGTGTGGATGTTGTTGTGCAGTTTGAAGATGGCCAACCGTCGCCACCTCCAGGAGCAGAACCTGTACCAGCTGGTGTAGAGATTGTGGCAAAATAAATGAGTAATTTTACATTTTCGTTAGCAAGCGTTGGTGCTAGTACAGGTACTGAAATCAATAGCAGTTTTTATTCAAAAACAAAAGACGAAGATTTAACCTATACTGGATCTGACACTGTAGTTTGGGATAGAGTTAATAGTGAACGACTTCGTCGCGGTTTGCCTAGTTTGACCAGTCTAGGATATCCACGACCACCAGAAGATGTTGCTACTGCTCCAGCACCAGGCCCGGCCAATAGTGGTGCAAGTACTTTTGAAGTCAAAGGTCCTCCAGGCATGACGTTTGAACAAGCCAAGGCCATTTTTGACAAACAAGTAAAAACTGGTGCGCTGGTAGGATTCAAATCAGGTGATACATTAAGTGCCGCCACACAAGCTGCTGATGGACTAGCTGCGGCTCAATCACAATTAACACAAGCACAAAGTGGTATTACTGGAGCATTGGGTGCTGGCATTCCCGGAGCAGCTGGTGCAATTGGCAAGGTGTCTAGTGCTGTAGCCTCTGCCGGGGGAGCACTAGGTGGATTTTTAACAGGAACAGCAGCTGGTCTTTCAGGCGCCGTTGGTCCGGCAGTATCGTCAATATCAGGAGCGATCACAGGAGCCGCCGGGCAACTTAACTCAATTGCCACACAAGCAATTGGTACAATTAACAAAGTGATCACAGGTGCAGCCGTGACTGCGCCAATTGACCTAGCAAATTTTGCTAAACAAACTCCGGCCCTGACTTCAATTGAGGGAATGGCACAACCCGAAGTCACTGCGGTGCTGGCCCAGGCCAAGAATCTTGTGGCACAAGGACCAGCAGTTCTAAGCGATACCAAAGGAGTTGGCGAGTTTGGACTCAATGTTAGTCAACTTGAAAAAGCTGGCGTGCTCAAGCCAGGCATGGCTGCCCTGGCAGACAAATTTAGCGCTAGCATCAGCTCCGTGTTAAAAAGTCCAGCGGCATACACTGGCAAAGATGGAATCAAAGATGTTTCCAGTTTGTTAGCAAGTGTTACCAAACAAACAGAAATACAACAAACTTTGATGGCTCAAGGACTAAATGATCTCAAAGCAGTTGGCATTCCTATAGACAAATTGAGTGCTCAAGGTGTGGCTGGAGTGGCACTGAGTGCAGCCAAAGATGTTCTCAATACTGAAAATTTACTAAAAGGTTTACCAGTTTCGTCCGAAGCCAAAGCAGAGTTTGACACCGCAGTACGCGACGGTGCATATGCGGTGAATCTAGCTGAAACCAAAGTACCAGCGGTGTTCAAAGCCATAGACTTTCCTGTACCAGCTGCGGACACTGTCAACCGAGCAACTGTTGACGCTGCAACTACGCGAGTGCTTGGTAATGACAAAATTCCTGAACCCAATTACGGCCCAGGTACAAAAGACAGTTTAACCGATGATGCATTTACTGACAAATATACTTTGTTATATGCTGATGTGCTCAACAACTACGTCAACCCGACAGGTCGTATATTCCAGTCAGTGGAAAACAAAATATCAGCTTTGCAAAATCAGCAAACTATCACTTTGGCGCAATGGGAAGCAATTAACTCTGAATTTCAAGCAGCACGAGAAAAATACAACGCTCAAGCTCCTGACAAGATTGGAGAATTAAATTCCTTTGTTGAATCGGGTACAACTAGACAGCAACGTATTATCAATGACGAACGACTAAGTTTTTCATTGACTAGATTGCAAAATTTGATTCAGTATTTGCTCAAAACTACTACTGAAATCAAAGAACAATTGCGTTTGCTACGCAGCAAGATTCAAGGGTAATGTTTACTGGTAAATATACACATGGCAATGCAAACATTCATCGGATTTAACACTATCAATCAGGTCAAGAAGTTTACTCTAACTGATTTTCCATTGATCAAACAAGACCTGTTGAATGCATTCAATATACGCCAGGGCGAGTTGCCAGGTCGCCCAGACTACGGCACTATTTTGTGGAACTTTGTGTTTGAAAATCAAGTTGAAGAACTGCAAAACAACATTGTGAATGAAGTACAGCGTGTGGCCGGCGGCGATCCCAGAGTGTTTATTTCTGACATACAAGTGTTTCCTCAAGACAACGGCATGCTAATACAACTTGAACTCACCATCAATCCCACAACAGATGCTGAACGACTAAGCATATTTTTTGACATAACCTCTCGACGAGCTAGTTACATTTAACTATAACTACGCCGTTTTGTGTAGCCATAAATAAATCAAAGGTACACAAGGTTTCAAAGAATGGCAACAACCACACGACAAACAGCTATATTTGGTGTTGAAGACTGGAAACAGATCTATCAAACCTATCGAGAAGCTGACTTCCAAAGCTACGATTTTGAAACTCTACGCAAGAGTTTTGTTGACTATTTGCGATTGTATTATCCAGAAACATTTAATGACTACATTGAAAGTTCAGAATTTATTGCGCTGTTGGACGTTATTGCGTTCATGGGACAAGCACTGGCTTTTCGTACTGATCTCAACACCCGTGAAAATTATCTAGACACCGCAGAACGTCAAGACTCAGTTAACCGTCTTGCTGACTTGGTCAGCTACACTGCCAAGCGTAACACTGCGGCAGAAGGCCTGCTCAAGGTATTTTCAGTAGTCACTACCGAAAACGTTGTGGACTATAATGGCGTTAATCTTTCTAACGTCACAGTGGACTGGGCTGATCCTACCAATCCTGACTGGCAAGAACAATTCACAGCAATTATCAATGCCAGTCTAGTGGACACACAAAAAATTGGCCGCCCTGGAAATCGTCAAACATTGCTGGGTGTACGTACTGATGAATATGCTGTTAACTTGGTACCTGGATTCCTACCAGTTATCCCTTACGCATCTACCGTTGACGGCATAAACATGCCATTTGAAGCAGTGACTTCAACATCAGTTGGTGAAGATTACTTGTATGAACCAAGTCCACAACCTAATCAGCCGTTTAATGTATTGTTCCGTAACGATCAACTGGGATTCAGTTCAAACAACACAGGCTATTTTTTCATGTTCAAACAAGGCGTGTTGCAAAATCAAGATTTCAACTTGGCTGAACGCATTGCAAATCGCACAGTAAACATCAATGTTGAAGGTATTAACAATCAAGACCGATGGCTGTTCCAGTTGGACAATGTTGGCACAATTACACGTGAATGGCAATTTGTGGAAAATGTTTACTCTGCTGGCGCCGAACAGCTGGGCACAACACTGCGTCCAATCTACAGTGTGACCAGCCGTGTGAACGATCAAATCACCATGGTGTTTGGTGACGGTGTGTTCTCTGAGATTCCAGTGGGCACCTTCCGTGCTTATGTCCGAGCCAGCAACGGTTTGCAATACATTATTAATCCTGAAGAGATGCAAGCAGTCACACTGCCAATCAGTTATATCAGTCGTTCAGGCAATCTTGAAACTATCACATTCACTTGCGGTATCACACAACCAGTAAGCAACAGTCAGTCTCGTGAACCCATTGCTGAAATCAAACAACGAGCTCCTGCTCGTTACTACACACAGAATCGCATGGTCAACGGAGAAGACTATAACTTGTTTCCGTACACACAGTACAACAGTATTCTCAAATCTAAAGCAGTGAACCGTGCCAGCATTGGTACCAGCCGATACCTAGACCTGGTGGACAACACTGGCAAATACAGTTCAACCAATACTTTTGGCAGTGACGGCGGCATCTGGGAACAACTGATACTGCCAACAATTAATTTTACCTGGGATACACGCAATGAAATTGCTGACGTGATCACCAATCAGGTGCAGCCGCAGATAGGCCAATCAACCATGCGTCAGTTCTACTACGCTAACTTTCCTCGTGAAAACGTAAACACTGGGCTAACACTGGGCAGCACTTGGCAGCAAAGCACTACATTGGCAAATGAAACCACTGGCTATTTTAAAAATGCCGCAGGAACACCTATTCCTGTTGGAATATCAGCTGGCACATTGAGTCCATTCTACTACGCTATTGTGGGCAGCTTGGTCAAGTTTATTCCTCCTGCTGGCTACTATTTTGATCGTAACAATCGATTGGTACAAGGTAGTCCTACTCGTGCTGATGAAAGACTAGAAATATGGGCAAGCCCCATGGACGTGATTGCCGACGGAATGAACAACGGTCTTGGTAATCTATCATCTGGTGCTGGCCCAATTACAATCAATAACTTTGTGCCAACAGGTGCAATAGTGGACACAATTATTCCATTGTTTGTGACTGATTTGCCACTAGATCTTGAAACCACAATAAGTGAACAAATTGTTTTGTATCGAAACTTTGGTCTTGGCTACGACAATGACGGCAGCGTTACTGGAACTGCATATTCCTGGTACCTGATTACCAGCACAAACTTGGATCAAGATGCTACCTGGAGTCAGGCCAATGCTGGCAGTCAAACTGGCCAGGGACTTGATGCATCATGGTTGATACAGTTTGTGACCGCAAACAACAACTATACTATCACATTCCGTGGCCTGGCTTACAGTTTTGGAAGTGTGCTGCAAACACGATTTTTCTTTTATGATGGACAGCAAGTTTACGACAGTCGCACAGGCACTGTGATCAAAGATTTTATCAACTGCTTGGCAGTCAACCCCCAGCCAGACTCTACAGAGAGCCTGCCTGGCGACATCATAATGACCATTATTGGTCAGCCTGTTGAAAGCGACGGATATGTTGATGACTTCCAGGTGTTGGTCAGCTATCGTGACAGCGACAACGACGGTGTTCCTGACAATCCTGATTTCTTTGATGAAATTGTTGCACCCACTGTTAATCCCACACAGAAATATGTGTTCCTGCAACAAACTGTGGACTTTGATAACTTGCAGCGATACTTGTTGGTAGAGCCTGATCGAGTTACCAGCGACTACGCCACACTAGATGACATTGAGTTGGTCAAGAGTGAATGGAGTCCGGGACAAGTGTTCTATGCCTATGATCAAGTCAACAACGATGGTACCACAGGTGCATTTTATGAACTCAGTATTGGAGCCACAGGTGTTCGAACAATTGTGGCAGTGTCTGGTTGGATTGCTAGAACTGGACGACAAAGTTTGTACTATCAGTACCGTCATAATAGTCCGTTGACCAATCGTATTGATCCTGGCACAACCAACATCATTGACTTGTATGTTGCAACACAGGCTTATTATACTGCGTATCAAAATTGGATCCGCGACACCACAAACACTGTGCCAAAACCTGATGTGCCAACCATTGACGAACTCAACACTGCATACCAAGGATTGCAAAATTACAAGATGATCAGTGACAACATTGTCATGAACTCTGTGCAATTCAAACCGTTGTTTGGCGTCAAAGCTGCGCCCGAATTACGTGCAACTATCAAAGTTATTAGAGCCAGTAATTCAACCGCGTCAATCAGTGAGATCAAGAGCTCAGTGGTTGCAGAAATGAACAGCTACTTTAGCATTGACAAATGGAATTTTGGCGACACCTTTTATTTCTCAGAAGTATCAGCATATTTGCACAGCCAATTGGGAACCATTATTAGTTCAGTGGTCTTGGTACCACTGAATACCCAAAAGAGCTTTGGTGATCTGTATGAAATCAGATCAGCTCCCAATGAGTTGTTTGTAAATGCAGCAACCATTGACAACATAGAAGTGATTGATGCCTTGACCAGCACTAACTTACGTACAGCACCAGGAAGCGGAGTAATCTAATGGCAACTACTCGTTCGGTAGACTTTCTCCCACAGATTTTTCAAACTGAGACCAACAAGCAGTTTTTGGCTGCCACACTGGATCAACTGATTCAAGAACCCAAATTTAAAAAAACACAAGGTTATATTGGCCGCACAGTGGGTCCTGGCATAAACCCCAATGACAAATATGTGGTTGAACCAAGTACCACTCGTGCTGACTATCAACTAGAACCAGGTGTTATCAGTCTTGAACCAGACACTGATAAAATTAAAAATGCAATTACCTATCCTGGGATCAATGATGCTGTGCAATTCAATGGCGGCAACGAAACACGACCAGATCGACTGTATGCCAGTGAGTACTACACATGGGATCCGTTTGTAAACTTTGATACTTTTGTAAATTTTAGTCAATACTTTTGGTTGCCATCTGGCCCTGCCGCAGTAGACGTGGCTGCCACTGGCGTCCCTACCACTGATAATTTTGTGGTCAATCGAGAAAACGGTGTTTACACATTCTCGGGTGTGGCTGGCAGCAATCCTGTGATTGAACTGGTTCGTGGCGGAAGTTACACTTTTCAAGTGGCACAAAATGCCAAAGAAACAGTGAACTATCGAGTGTCCAATGTTGGAATATCAGCTTATCAAATTGATTACCAGCCCAATCCTGCACTAACGCTGGCTCGCGGCAACACCTATGTGTTCAATCTGAATCTCAATGGCAACTATCCTTTTTGGATCAAAACAGCAGCCACCACCGGAGTTGGTGATGCTTATAACTCTGGAGTGAGTCGCAACGGTGCGTTGATTGGACTGGTAACATTTACTGTGCCGCAAGACGCACCAGATACTCTGTACTATGCTAGCCAAACACAAGCCAACATGCAAGGCGTTCTTAATATTGTTGACGGTGATGCTGGCACTGGCCCAGGTTTCTGGATACAGGCTGCCCCTGGCATTTCTGGCAAAGTGCCCACTACTCCAAATATTAGTTCACGAGATGTGTTGGGAGTGGTCAACAATGGTGAAGACCTTGGCCAAATCACATTCAACGTTCCTTTAAAAACTGCACAGTCGTTTTACTACGGCTTGACAGATTTTGGTCCAATAGATTTAATTTGTGATCTCAAATTCAATCAAATCAACAACGTGTCTGTTGAAGAATTTATGTCTGCCTACGGCGGCATTGACGGGATTACCAATCTTAATGGTCGCACCCTGGTCTTCACTGAACCTGTTACTGATGCACAAGCAGGCGGCTG